TTAGAAAGATTATCTTCTATGTCTTCAATAGATGCCGCGACTGCTTCATCGGGCTCCAAGCGTATATTTCTATCCAGAATCTCCTGTGCGCGGCTCCACTTGTCGGTGCTGTTAACGTAGTGCCCTCTACTGGAGGGGTCGTAACGGTAGTTGCGTATTCGTGGGGAGTAGACCTGCCACCGTTTATTATTTATCCGATCATCTAATGTCACCGCGGCAACGGTGAAAGGTTGCCCCTCAAAGTAGACAGAAAATGCTACCGGCGCTGTCGGCCCTCCTTGGAGTCCGAACATCGGAATAACCCGGAGGCGTCCGTCCACGTCACACGCACGGTAAATAAACGACACTGTACGTACGATGAGGTCGGTGAGGTTCCCATAGGTAGGATGCTGTTTCGGGGAGCGTTGATGTTCCCAGTCTAGTATCTCCTTCAACCACTCGATGCTCCATCGGGATGAAGGGTCACCGTCCCAGAACGCAGGTGACTTAATCCTAGACGCATGTACTGCATCTGAAACGGCACTACTTGAGTATCTAAAATTTGTCGATAGGATGTTTTTAACCGTACCCATAACTAAATGCTCTCTTCTGTGTGTGAATTTTTTTCTTGTGCTTTGGCAAGCGCACCGGGGTTCTGCGTCCGTAGCGCATCCTCGTAACCAGCAACATATGCGTCGAGCCGGTAATGCATGGCCTCCCTTGTGAGTGGCAGCCGGAACCCTCGGGGGGAATCGACGGCACCTGTGAGACTATCCTCGTACCATAGGTGCCACTTGCTAGTGGGGCTGTCGGCTACCCGCTCCAACTTATATACACGGGTGTGAAAGTACCCCTCGGTCGTCCACCCACCCCGCTCTGCCATAGCATTGAGGTAGTCGAGATTCCTAGCCAGTAAATAATCAGGGATCATTTTCAAAACTCCTCGTCTACGCTTGTGATGATGGATTCTGCCCACAGTGGCATGTCGATACGCTGCCCGAACATCCATGCGCGGTCCTCAAAGCCGTCACCAAAATAAGCAACGGTGTCTCCGCTCGCCTCCAGCAAATCCACTGCGCGTGTCACCCACTGGTCGATAAGACGCTCAATCTCGTCCTCATCCATCACCCCATCAGGATCAAACCAATTGGGTAAGTGCGCGACGGTCAATTCGATTTCGTATGTGTGATTCATGTCTCCCTCCTAGAGCATTATGTCGGCATCGGTGACGTGGACTACCTTGCCCACAGTCGGATGCGCGTCTTTGTTATTGATGACCACCCACAACACCGGGCAGTCCCAGTTACCCCAGTCACCGTCGTATATATCTCCATCGGTGAACACAACTACAGCCTGAGGTCTCACCTTGTGTTTGCGAAGATACTCGGGCACCACTGCCACCGTAGTACCACCACCGCCTAACGGCTTGGCTGTCTTGGCGATGTTGTCGTAGTCGTTGGGCTCGTAATGCTCCATCGGCCACACCTTGGTATCCCAGTACGCGATACTCACACGCTCTGGCTTGACCTCTTTACATATCCCAGCCACTTCCGACATGCACCGGGTGAACACGTTGTCCATCCACATCGATGCCGATGTATCAACGGCCAGCACCAGCGGACCTACCCGCTCCGATATACCGGATGGTAGATATATTCTGTGAGCCAGATAGCGGCGGTTGGGTCTGCTGAACGTACGGGTGTCGTTGCCCCGCATCGTGCTACGGGTGAAGTCCCGCATCACCTCTCTGTAGTTAATTTTGGGTAACGTCAGTTCGTCAAAGTCCAGCTTCCCTGCCTGACCGCTGACCTTGCTTGCAACAAACTTACCCTGTCGTATCGCGTCATTGATCTTGCGCTTGATCTCCTCCTCTTCGTCAGGCGTACGCCCGTCGAAATCGTGGTCATCGAGAAGTACGGGTTGACCATCATCGTCAGTACTGGGGCCATTACCTGCACGCCCACCCTGACCATCGTCACCATCACCCTTGCCATCACCGTCACCATCACCCTCGCCATCACCTTCGCCCTGCTCGTACAGGTCGTAAAAGATCTCTGGCACGGACCAGCCCCGGTACTTCTCGTCAATGCATAGACCCTCGCATGGACGCTCGACAAACCCCGGATAGTCGCGGAACGTATCCTCGATAAACAGGTTGTCCCAGAAGTCCATCGCCATGTTGGCTATACGTGCGTCAATCTCCATTAAATATCTATAGACCCACGGATGCTGCCCCAACTCGTGCACGTTCTCGTGGCAGACCAGATAGCGCAACTGCGCGTCGTTGAGTCCTCCGATAAACTCCCTGCCGTAGAGCGCGAGGTAGCCATCGGTACAGGCAGTGGACACATCCTCGACTACCCGATCCTCCCCCACCATGACGACAGCGTTCCATCCCGCTGCCGCCTCATGCTCTATGATCTGTGCCTTCGCCATAGCGATACGTTGCACAGGCGAAACATTCATTGCTGTATTGATAAGTGCCATTGTTCTCTCCTTATGCGAACAGGTGCTTGTTAGCCATGTGCCAATCGCCCGCACCCTTGGCGCTGGATACAAAGTCACGACGCTTCCGCCACTTGTCGATAGCATCGGTACCCGCCTTCGGTTCGTTGCGCGTTGCTACCATCATGAACAGCATCTGCACCTCGGCAGGGAGTCGGTACATGTACGTCATCCACTGGTCCACCCAGCTACGATCCACTGCGGCGAGCGCCTTGAATAACAACAGGTAGTTGGCAGCGGGGTTCGATGAGACAGGAGCGCCGTTGGGGTCATCCTTGATCTGATCGAACGAGACGAGATCATCACCCAGTCGGACCATCGCCATGAGTGCTTCGCCAGCGACCTCACCCACTGAACCATTCACCCCTGCGGATATGATGCGGTTTGCACTTGCGACACCTATCCGGTCCACGAGTGCGGCACGACCCTTGAGAATCGTAGACGCACGCTCTGCACTACGTGGCGAGAAAAATTTCTTACGTGTGGACTGCGGATGGTAGATGTACGGATTGGACTCGGGATCTGCGTGCTCTAAAAATATATCTGTGACTGCTGGAGTCTCCTTGATGAACGTCAGCATGGTGGTGTCCCAACCATTGGCTGCGCCGTACACGAGCAGGTCATCCACGGACAACGGCTTCATGAAAAGCTCTACTACCCGGTCGTTGAGGTGGGCACCGATCTCATCACCCAGACCCTCGGCCTCCAGATTCGACAGGCCAATCACATACGAACCTTCCGGCAGGTGATAGTCGT